GTCCCTTCATTGCAGGTTTTCTTTGTTTTTCCCTGTAGTGAAAACTTAGGGAGTCCTTTTTGTTTTCATCGACATGTTATTTATTTGTGTCGATTTGTTCTAACTTTTCATACACGTTATTATTGTTATGAAACAAAAACTAACAATGCTAGCAGGAGCACTTCTTGTGTCCTCTTGCTCAACCTTGGATCTCGGTGGCGCTTTTCCTGTGCCCCTTACAGATCCTCCAAAAGACATCGCAGTAGATCTGGAAGTGCGCCCAATGCCCCCTAAGCTAAACGCTGGGATTAACTTGGTGCCTTCCAAGAAAGACTGATGGAGAACCAGAGAGGGCACTAATAGGCTCGCTTCCACTAGAACCCCACAGGCAACCCACTTGTGAGTCTATTGGTGCCCCTCTTTTCAAATTTGGTATAAATATCTGAAGGGGTATACGTATATAGCGGCGAGCCAGAATCCCCCCGCGCACCCTCCCGGAACGCATTTTTCAGGCGGATTGTCTCTTGATTGACACCCCTCCTCTCTTGTAATCCTACAGGCTAGGCTTGTCCGTAGGACCCTAGATGCTAGGGGAGTCGATGCCAGGTTGATTCCTTCCATTTTGCCAGGTTAATTCCTTGGTTCTACTTCTCACGTTAAAAACGTGTCTTTTTCTCTCTCCTTACGTTTTTGCTATTTAATGCATTTAGGGCTTGCAATAAGATCAGACTTAGTCAGCTTGCGGTCGATATGACTATTATCTACACCACATATACCCCGAAAGATGGAAGCGAGCGCGGCTCTTATTTCCCGACATTGAAAGCAGCGAAAGAGGCTATAGAGGCTGCCGCCATTTACGAAGTTAGAGCAGCAGCAGTAGGGGAAGAGAAAGAAGCCTACCGAGCTGTGATTGATTCGGCGTTTCATGAGAGATTCCCTCTTTCCAACAAGAGCGAGATTTGCACCGCACTGAATAACGAGAGCAATGCCGCTTTGGAATTCTAAAGAGCTTTCGTTCCAAACCAATCACCAAAAAAAAACAAATGAAAAAACAATACACACCTAATACCTCAAGCGATATCGCCTACAATGTAGCCGCCGTCGCCTTCCTTATTCTTACCGTTGCCTTCGGTGTTATCTACATCAAGGACTCTATGGAAAACCTAAAGCACCGAGAGGCAGCTTGGGAAGCAATGGATAAACGCAAGGAAGCACGCGAGGCTCTCAACGCTAATCATTAACCAAGCACCAACCACACACTACTATGAAATTCACAATCGATCACGCTATCACTGCTGAAGCTGAAGCTTTAGCTGATGCCCTTGGCGGCGGATGCTCCACTATATCCTTCATCATATGGTGCATCTAAGCGAACAAAGCAAATGAAGAAGTTCCAAGTCACATTCACAGATACTATCGAAGCTGAGACTGAAGAGGAAGCTCACGCCCAGATCAGACAATACTGTTTCAGCGTTGCTCACTCTGGTGATGTCACAGCATTTGAGTTTCTTAACATAGAAGGTGAAGATGAAACTGACGATTGAAGTAGAATGAAGAAACACGAGATAAACAAAGCAATCGCTAACCCGCACGCTTTTGTTCGCGGGCAATATGATGCAATGCAGTTCGGCTACATTCCAGACAACTACTCTTCGCAAGAGCTAGAAGCGTGGTCTATTGGCTTTACTTACGGTAAAACAGAAGAACCTTTCCTCTACCTAGAAGACCTAGAAGGATGCGAGGTTGTCCACACTACTGACCTCAAGTAATTCCCGCCCGGTCTTCAGGTGTTCTCGCTTGGAGGCCGGTAGGGAGCGACTAGTGCTCCACTACACACAAAACAAAGAACCAATGAACACCGACACCATAAACGAATCCCTTGTAAAGCTTCACGCAGAGGCTGGTTTCATTCACTCCAAGCACAACCACTGGGGGCTTCCCATTGTAGACCTTGACGGCTACGAATACGCCGTTGCATCTAGCGATGAGGAAGTGACTGAGGCTTGTAAAGAATACATCAAGGAAACCATCTGGGCGTTTAATGCAACATTCCTTGAGCATCATATGCCATTGAAGGCGGACGCTATTGATCGGTTGAGGGGCGACGCTTGCGAAGATAGCAACGAAGGACTTCTTGCCCTTGTCAGAGATCTTGATGAGCTAGTAGATGATGCCGTAGCACATGATGGTGCCGGTCACTTTTTGGCCTGTTATGACGGGCACGAAGTCGAACTAGGAAAGTTTTCTGCTTTTCGCATTAACTAACCCAAACCAAAAGATGCCCATAGACGTCATCAGGCAACTACCCTGGATCCGGCGGGTCGCTAGGAAATGGTTATTGCATTACCTCGTGGACCAGATAGAAGCCACAGCAGGAGACAAGCAAGCCACCTTAGAAGCGACTCGTGAACTGCGGGAACTCCTAAAACAACAGACATGAGAGCCAACCATCAAGGCAAAAGGGAGCGCAACAAGCCATCACAGGATGTCCATTACGGATTGAGCCGCCTCGTTTCACAAGCCTGTGACAAATGGCTTGCGTCGAGAAATCTCGGACCCTTGCCTTACAATGGAGTCCCTAAAAAATCGGGCAAAGAAGACACAAACAAAGACAAGAAACGATGAACATCTCTCTTGTTCTCCTGCTTTTCGGCCTTCTTGTTATGGCTTGTCTTCTCCTTAGTGACGATCTAGGGGACACCGACGGCAAGACGCCGATAAGCCTTCTCTTTTTGTCTATCCTCCGGGGCTTCCTTGTGGTTTGTGCGGTAGCTGCCGCTTGGACTGTTACCGCTCTTATGTTCTCTCTTAATTAACTGATATGAAAAACGAAACAACTGACAACAACAACAAGACGCCCACTGTCTGGGTCGTAACTGAAAACGCTTGGGGTTCTATCTGCGGAATTTATTCCACGAAGGAACTGGCCCATGTGGCTCTTCAAGTTCTAGACAAGGACGCACTTACAAAACACACCGTTACTGAGCACCCTCTAGTGGGTGAAACAGTGATGTCACCTATTGACCACCCTGAACTGGATTTAGACGTATGAAAAACGAGACCGAAACCATAACGGAGCTGAACAAGGCAATCCGAATCCTTGAGCAAACAAGGGACTCCCTGCTTCCGCCCCCAGTTGCTAAACCCAAAAACCTGGAAGGCAGGAGGGTAGCCATTTGCGTTGGGCATAGCAGGGCGGGAGACTTCGGAGCTACGGCTCCGGGGGGAGTTACTGAATATGCATGGAACAAACCTATTGCTCACACAGTGAAGGCAAACCTTGAGGCCCTTGGGTGTGAGGTTTTGGTTGTTGATGAGTATGGATTTACAGTGGCACTTACATACTCACAAGCAATGGACTTCGTTGCAACTCAGGTGAAAGACTTTGAGGCCGAGCTGGTGGTTGAGTTGCATTTCAACAGTGCATCAGACCGAACGGTGAGGGGCTTTGAGACTCTTATAACAGGAAGCCAACGGGGGAGAGTTCTTGGGGCTTGTTTGCAAAAAGCTATGGCTGAGTTGTTTACCGGAGAGCCAAACAGGGGCGTGAAAGCTCGCACAAGAAACCAGAGGGGCAGTGCGTTCCTCTTCAAATGTGCTCCACCAGCGGCAATCCTTGAGCCGTTTTTTGCTAGTAATTACGACGCTTGGGAGACCTTTAAGGACCGGCGCGATGACATAGCTCACGCCTATACCATGGGACTTATTAGTTATCTTGAGCAGGTATCTTAAATTACTCTTTCTATGGCAGTTAGACAAAACAAAAACAAGTGGATGGCTGATCTTATGCTTGATCGCATTCGCTACAGAAAGCACTTTGATACGCCCGAGGAGGCACAAGTGTTTGAAGCAGAACTCCGCAAGCGCAACAAGCTAGGGGAGCCGATTGATGCACTGATCGAAACAAAGGACAGCAGTCCAACGGCTACCTATGGTGACATGAGTGACAAGACGTTCACTAGATACTGGGCTAACAGTAAGAATGAAGACCAGTGCATTTCCAACATGAAGATCCTGGAGGAGTTCTTTGGAGCGGAGACGCCCATAAAGGACATCACTGTTCACCGAATAGATGATCTGATTGGTCACCTTCAGTCACTCAACAGAGCACCCGCTACGATTAACAGTAAGCTTGCAAGTCTCTCCAAGATAATCCGGTTTGCCCACGAAAGGGGCTACCTAGAAACCAAGCCAAGGATTGAGAGAGTTACTCAGCCAAGCAACGAACGTCTTGTGTTCTTTGACTACGATGTAGAAGCGGACATCATTGGTTACTTAGGCGACCACAACCCAGATTTTTGTGATTGGTTTTTGTTTGCTATAGACACCGGCATACGTCCCGGGGAGATCCAAGCGTTGACCAAGAAGTGTTTCCGAAGGGATCCAGTTCTAGGTTTGGTGGTCGATGTAAGAGAATTTAAGAACACGGCTGGCACAACGGAAGCCCGAACGATTCCACTTACAGACAGAGCAGTGAGTGCTGTGAGGAGACAGATGCGAGACACTGATTATCCATTTCGAACGTGGACAGAGGACGCCCGCCGGATTGTTTGGAAAAAGGTCCGAAAAAATGTAGATATGGACCCTGAATTGGTTCCTTATTGCTGTAGGCACACCACCGCTACCCGACTCGTGCAACAGGGGGTCAGCATCAAAGCTGTCCAGCAATGGATGGGTCACAAAGATCTTCAGACCACTTTACGTTATGTCAAGTTAGTTCCGACAGATCTTATCTTTGGAAAGAACGCTTTGGAGAAACCACAGCAAGAACGAGTAGTATGACTGAGGAAGAAAGAGAATACCTTGAATCCCAAATGCCGGTCTTGCGAAACCAAATGGCAGACTGCTCGAACCGCATTGAAATTTTGAAGGCAAAACGAGCAGACATCCACACGCAACTGAAGGGGATTCGGGCGAGGCTTGAGCGGGACAAGATGGAAAAGGTGAGCGACTGGTAGGCAGAACTAAATATTTCATGGTGTAGTGTGTGTGTAAACTGGCGGGGAGAATCGATAGGTAAACCTGTTTGATTCTCCCCGCTTCTTTTCTAATTAAAAAAATAACAACGATGGAAGTCCCTCTCACTCAAGAAGAGTTAAATCAAGACATGACGATGATCGGTGTAGGCCGATACAGGTCACACACGGAACAAGCAAAGAACAGGGAGGGTGAGGGTGATACCAAGTATGGACAGAGATTGATGCGAGCAGCTCTCCCAAAGTTTGCCAAGGGGATTCAAGACATGATCAACGGTTGGAATCACGCCAACAAATCAAGATGGCAACATGACCTGATGGATATGAAGCCAGAGGTGATTGGGTTTATTGCTTTGAGGAGTTGTCTTGATCGGATCACAGCACGCAAGACGATGAACAGCCTTGCCTGTTTTGTTGGGGCCAGGATCGAGGATCAGGTGAGGTGTGACTTCCTTGTTAAGCATTCAGAAAAAGGGGAGGGGATTATTCTTGGTGCAAAGAGACGCAAGAAGGCTGGCGTGAATCACATACGGACACACGTACGCCGCTCCATGATGCACGAAGCCAACAAGGGACTGATGGAGGCGTTTGATTCTTGGACACAAAGAGACCGGGCAAACTGTGGGGCTTGGCTTGTTGAGCTGTTGAGGGACTGCACGGGACTGATTGAATACGTTTACATCCAACAAAAGGCAGGACGCAAGAGGGCAACAAGATTTGTAGTTGCTACACAAACGACCCTTGACTGGGTGGAGAACTTCAACACCGATAGGGAACTACTGGAACCGTTTTGGTTACCCACAGCAGACACCCCGAGAGAGTGGGAGAACATATGGGATGGTGGCTACGAGACTGAGGGGACAACACTACCAAAGCTGCCATTCATAAAGACAAGAAACATGGAGCACCTACGGGATGCACCAGCCGTTATCCATGAGCCGATGGAAGCTTGCAATCTTATCCAGCAGACACCGTGGAGGGTGAACAGTGAGGTTCTTGATGTCACCAGTTGGGCTTGGGAGAACTCCCTTGAGATCACGGGGTTTCCATCGAGGGAGGATGAGACGTTACCACCATTTTCAAAAGCGATCCATGAAGACAAGGAGGCACTGACTAGGTGGAAGATGATGGCTGCTGGTGTTTACAAAAGAAACGCATCTACGAAATCAAGAAGGCTACTGGTTGGAAAGGTTCTCTACTTGGCAGACAAGATGAGGTCCACCAGATTCTTCTATCCAAGCAACTGTGACTTTAGAGGTAGGGTCTACAATATCCCTAGTTTTCTGGGCATTCAAGGGCCTGACATGTGCCGGGGACTCTTGAGGTTCTCCCGTGGTGAGAAGGTGAAAACAAACGAAGCCTACAGGTGGCTTGCGATTCACGGAGCTAACACATGGGGTAACGACAAGGTTACTTTGGACAAGCGAGTAGAGTGGGCAAACGGCTTCGCAAAGGATGCACAAAAGATAGCAGCCAACCCAAAAAGAGAACTTCTTTGGATTGAAGCAGACAAACCGTTTCAGTTTCTTGCTTGGTGTTTTGAGTGGGCCAAGCTGACAGCAACAGGAAAGCTTGAGACGTTTCTTCCGGTGTCTATGGATGCCAGCAACAATGGCTTGCAGATTCTTTCGATGCTTATTCGTGACCCGTATGGGATGAGTGCAACCAATGTTCTTCCTACTGAGACACCAGCAGACATCTACCGGGTGGTAGCAGAGAGGGTAGAGGGTTATCTAAGAAAGGATGCCAGTGAAGGACGATTGTTTTCCAAGGAGTGGCTTCAGTTTGGAATCACTAGGTCAACCTGCAAGCGTCCTGTGATGTGTTACAGCTACGGACTGACAAGCTACAGCAACAGGGCCTATGTTGTGGAGTGGTTTGAGGACGAGATCCATGACCGGAAACGAAGGAGTCCATTTGATCCAAGAGAAAAGTTGATGGCAACAAACTATCTTGCTGGTTTGGTGTGGCGAGGGATTGAGGAGGTTCTTGAGAAACCAAAGGAATGTATGCAGTGGTTCCAGCAGTGCTCTAGGTTGATCAGCGACAAGCAGCGCCCTTTGTTTTGGAACAGTCCCAGTGGATTCCCTGTGATTCAGGACTACAAACAACTCCACAGTAAACGAGTAAGGACATGGGTGTCAGGCGAGGCAACCTGGATACGATTTAACGAAGAGAGCGACAAGATATGCAGGAGGAAACAAGCCAACGGAGTGAGTCCTAACTTTGTTCATGCTCTTGATGCTTCTGCTCTTCACAAGACGGTAGTAAGAGCAAACAAGGAGGCAGGAATCTACGACTTTGCAATGGTGCATGACAGCTATGGAACCCACGCAACTAAGTGTGATGACCTCTCAAGGATACTTAGGGATGTCTTTGTAAATATGTTTGAGGTTGACTTACTATCTGACTGGTCTAAACAACTGTCTGTTCAGCATCCTGACATCTCTTTCCCTGCTCCACCTGAGTTTGGGGAGGCTAAAATAACAAAGATCCATGACTCAACTTACTTCTTTAGCTAGAGATAATGATAGTCATACCCAAACAGTTACACACCTCTCAGTTTGTTCAGGATATGACGGACTTGGGCTTGGACTCGCAAGAGTTTTCGGAGCAATCAGCCCAGTGGCTTATGTGGAGATCGAAGCCTTCGCCGTGGCAAACTTGGTTGCGAAGATGGAAACGAATCAAATGGCTCCAGCTCCTATCTGGACGGACGTTAAAGAGTTCCCATTCCAAGAGTTTCGTAACAAGGTGGACATTCTCTCTGCCGGTTACCCCTGCCAACCCTTTAGCACTAATGGAAAGCGCAAAGGCAAAAAAGACGGAAGAGCTTTGTGGTGGCACATTGCAAATGGAATTTGGGTTTGCAGACCATCCCTTGTGTTCCTCGAAAACGTCGAAGGACACATCACCCTCGGACTTAGAGAAGTCCTTAGCGATTTGGAAACGCTTGGTTACAAAACAGCGTGGGGAATATTTTCAGCGTCTGAAGTTGGCGCACCCCACAGAAGAAAAAGAGTCTTCGTATTGGCCCACACCAACGACAGCGGAAGCAATGAAGATTTCAAACAATCCAAACTTTGGGCAGCTAGGACTCAGCAACCATCCAAAGATTCATGGCTTCGAGGTGGACAGGGAGAAGCTACACAAAGACAGGAAGGGAGATACAAAAGCGAAATGTTCCCAGCAACCCCAGAAGGAGAACCCAGAGAGTGGGAAGTGTCGCGGACAGTTGAGCGTAGAGTTCGTGGAGCAGCTCATGGGGGTGACTGTAGGGTGGACAGACTTCTCATGCTGGGAAACGGAGTCGTTCCTGCCCAAGCAGAAAAAGCATTTAGAACTTTAGCCTCTGAACTATGGGAAGGATAGATAAGTCAACAAACGAGCTGATTGATGGGTGGAATAGTTTAGCCCAAGCAGCAGTGAACTTTGGACTACTCAAGAAAGCCCACGATGACGGAACAGAAATAGACCCAGAAGCATTTGATTTCAGTGAGAAAGAATTAGTAACCAGCGCACGAGTGTTTGCAATGCTTTGCGATGTTTACATTACAGAAGAACCGAAAAACAACGAAAGGAAATAACAAGAGATGCCAAATAAACATCTGACTACGCCAAAAGGTAAAGCCGTATGGCCACGCCTGACCGAGCCTGACACTAAGTTCAATAGTGCCGGGGTATACAGTGCAAAGATTCACGTAAGTGAAAAGGACTTCAAGGTCTTTGATGCTGAAGTAAGAAAAATCTATGAGGCATACCATGCCAACGTAGAAAAGGAGACAGGCAAGAAGCATGGTGAAAGCGAGGGATACCCTTGCAGTATCACAAAGGAAGGAGACTTCCAGATTCACGCCAAGCAAGTTGCAAAGAAGCTAACCGACAAAGGACTACTTGAGTTCTCTGTTGCGTTGTTTGATTCCAAGGGAGCAAAGATTAACGACAAGCCCAACGTGGGTAGTGGTTCTATTCTGAAGCTTTCTGTTGAGCCTGTTTGCTGGGCTATGAATCAAAAGGGAGCTGGTCTTGTTACTGGTATTTCGCTCCGATTGAAGGCAGCACAAATTATTGAGCTTAAAGAGTTTGGTGGTGGTGGTGGTGACTTTGGCTTCGGCGAGGAAGGTGACGGATTTGTCAGTGAAACCTTCGAGACTGAGTTTGAGAACGAGGAAGAAAGCAAAGGCAGCATACCGTTCTAAGTTTGAGAAGAGGATTGCCTCGGCTCTTTCGGGGGCCGGGGTGTCTTTCTCATACGAGGACATGAGGCTGAAGTATACGAAGGTGTGTCACTACACTCCTGATTTCATTCTTGGTAATGGAGTTGTATTGGAGGTGAAGGGATTCTGGAAACCATCAGACAGAACAAAGCATTTGATGGTTAGAAGGGACAACCCAGCGTTAGACATCCGGTTTGTATTTCAGCGTGCTAAAAACACATTAAGCAAAAAAAGCAAAACAACCTACGGGGACTGGTGTGACAAGCATGGGTTCCTGTGGTGCGAAAGAGAGATACCTATATCGTGGCTACAATAGAAGCTGCTCTCATCCACCAACCATGCGAAGAGTGTGGGAGTAGTGATGGGATGACAATAAACATCGACGGGTCCACCAAGTGTTACGCTTGTGATAAATGGACACCAGCCTCAAGCCCCTTCAAACCAGAGGGTGCTCCCACATCAAAACCAAAACAAACAAATGTATTTATTACTGGGGAGTATCAAGCTCTTCCCCACAGGAAACTCCACGAAGATACCTGTAAAAAGTTTGGCTACCAAGTAGGAGAACTAGGAGGACAGCTATGTCATATAGCCAACTACTACAACCTGGATGGTAAGCAGATCGCCCAGAAGTATAGATTCGAGGGCAAGAAGTTCAGGTGTAGTGGGAACCCTGATCACTTCTTTGGTCAGCACCTATGGCCCAACGGGGGAAACAAGCTGATCATTACTGAGGGTGAGATAGATTGCCTGAGTGTTAGTCAGGTCAACGGGAACAAGTGGCCTGTTGTTTCTCTTGGGTTGGGGGCTAACTCAGCAGCGTCTGTAATTAAAAAACAGATGGAGTGGCTCTCTCGATTCCAAGAGGTCATCTTGATGTTTGATGAAGACGAAGTGGGACGCAAGGCTGCCATTGAGGTAGCTCACTTGTTACCTGCTGGTAGAGGGAAGATAGCTAGGCTCCCAATGAAGGATCCTTCTGAGTTACTCCTTGCCGGTAGAGGTGAAGAGATAACCAAGGCTATGTGGGAAGCCAAGGTGTGGAGACCTGATGACATCGTTGCTGGCACTGAGTTACTTGAGAGACTAACGAACCCAAAGACCTACGAGTCCACACCCTATCCATTCTTTGGTTTGAACGAGTTGACCAGAGGACTACGCAAGGGAGAGATAGTTACCTTCTGCGCTGGTAGTGGTATCGGTAAGAGTCAGGTGTGTAAGGTAATCGCCCACCACTTGCTCACCACTACTGAAAAGAAAGTTGGTTACATTGCCCTTGAGGAATCCATTGAGAGAACTGGTTTGTCTCTTGTGGGTATCGAGATGAAACAACAGCTCCACCTACAGGAAACCTTTCAGGTAACTGATGAGTTCCATGAAGCTTTTAAGTCAACGGTAGGTAGTGACCGGTTGTTTCTGTATGACCACTTTGGGAGTCTTGATAGCGACAACTTGCTTTCCCACATTCGTTTCCTTGCTCTTGCTTTGGACACTGAGGTCATCGTTCTGGATCACTTGTCTATTGTGGTGAGTGGCATGGGGGACGGTGATGAAAGACGAATGATTGATAACACCATGACCAAGCTTAGGTCACTGGTAGAAGAAACAAACATAGCTCTTATCCTTGTGAGTCATCTCAAGCGTCCTGAAGGTCGGGGCCACGAGGAAGGAGCAACAACATCACTAGCTCAACTTCGTGGATCTGCTGGTATTGCCCAGCTTAGTGACATGGTGATTGGACTAGAGAGAAACCAACAGGACGCAGAGGAACGAAACAAGACACAGCTAAGAGTTCTCAAGAACAGGTTCAGTGGACAGACAGGCATTGCTTGTTCTCTCGACTTTGACATCGAGACGGGACTGCTTACAGAAGATATAGCGAATGAATTCAACAACGAGACTAAGACTAAAAACAGTGAAGACAGCATTTTTTGATATAGAGACACAA